TTATAATCAATTAAATCTACCGCATTAAAAACACATCTATTATCCACTGTTTCAAATATTTTGATATCTGAAGCAATGTAGTTATCGATCAAATGATCTTTAGCCTTCATTACTTGAGCATGAGTATTTAAAATACTGTCTGCCCATTCACTAGAACCATGTTCTTTGTAAATAATCTTATATCTTGTTTTCATATCTATACATTATCAAATATTACCGTAATAGTCAAGCACTAAATTGGCACATTTTGTCGCACCTAAAAGTGTTGATTTTACTTACTTTTTCATAAAAGAATCGTTCCAATTAAATGCCTCTTTGATTAGATTTGCCGTCAAACCCTTATATTTTTTATTTAATTGTTTATCTTTACATGCGATTAGTAGGTTTGCCTCTTCGGAAGTTAGACCTTCTAATATCTGAACGAACATTGCTTCTCGTTTATTTTGAGATAGGTTTGGATTACCACCTTCAATAAAGTGATATAACCTTCTTGCTTCTCGTTTGAGATAAGTATGTTCTGTGCCTTCTGGTGCACCGTTTTCGTTAAATGGTGGTCTTTCTTCTGGTAATTGCCAGACTATTTTAGGATCAAACCCTGCTTTCAATACCATTCTTAATTCTGCTGTATCATAATGCTGTAAAACTTTTAACTTTTTAGGTTTATCTTTTGCATTATTTACTTTTAATAATATCTCATGGAATGTTAGGGTTGGTCCAAACTTTCCTTCTTCATCAAATGCCATCTTTAAAACTCCTGTATGTTTCCGATTAAATCGTTTAATTTATTTTTAACAAAATAGTTTAGTATCTTATGTCTCCCGGCAGTTTTTACACTATCAAATTCTGATAAGATACTTTCTTCTATCTCTTTAGGTATATAGTCGAAATCAACAAGTCGCTGATTTCTTTGAAAGTTTCTATACTGATATTCATTACAGAAACCTTTTGGATCACTATCAATCCAGTAGTCTAATTTCTTTTTACTAATAGGTTTTTGCCTAATACCATTGACGAATGTATCGTCTGGCGATAAGAAATTAGGTACTCCGTCACCACGATCACCTTTAAGAACATGTTCTTTTATGTATCTCAAAGGATCCACACCATCTACCCACTTCTTTAATATTGGTGCATATTGTTTTACACCATCGTATTTTTGTAATTGTATGAAGTCTTTATCACTTGAAAGTATTAATACCTTACCACCAGTATTATGTTTTACAAGTGTTGCAATAATATCATCTGCTTCTGCACCATAGATATCCATAACTTTCCATGGCATATTTTCTTTGAGTTCATCTCTTACTTTATTGAAAATAGAAAAGATTAAATCCCAATCAAGTGTATCACCTGATCTACTTTGTTTTCTACCCCATTTGTAATTTGGAAATATTTCTCTACGCCAATAATGTCTGGAATCACAACAAATAACTATATCACCATATTCTTCACCAAATCTAGTATTAAAACTCTTAATGGTATTCAATACCATATGTCTTATCAAGTCTTCGCTGACATCATCATTATTGGATCTACTACCTAATTGTGCCATTAGGTTTGAAATCATTACTTGGTTTAAGTCAATCAAAATCATTCTAATTCTTCACCTTCAAATTCCACAGTCTTTTCTGTTGGTATAATATATTGAATCTGTGAATAATATTTATCTTGTTTTTTATCATGCTTTATTTTCATCATTTTATCAATCATAATATGCATTGGGTGTTTCAAATCAAACTCTTTATGTATCAATGCTCTTAATGATTCAATAAAGAAACCAATCTCTTTAAATGTTTTCTTTGAATCTTTCCAATTAGTAGACCCTATACCCATACCCTCTGTTTGCCATTCGTGTATTAGACGAACCATATAATCATCTACTAAAGAATTAGCAAAATCTCTGGATTGTTGTTCCAGCATTTTTTGATCTAATTCTATATCAGACTGCTTCGATTGTTTTTGGATTATCTTTTTTTGTGTTTTGAAGTCTATTATTTCTGCTGTCATAATCTTTTATCGCTTCTTTCAATTCAAAAAATTCAAGTATGCCATTTAATCCGAGTTCTTTTTGAAATGCTTTCTTTTGTTGCTGTTCAAATTTCTCACGCATCGTCTGGTACTGTTTGTCGTTCTTTATTTCCAATGATATCTCCCTTATAATTGATATAACCTTTGTCAAGTAAATATTCTTTCAAATGATTAAAACCACCAACTACTTCTTTGTCAATAACAATTTGAGGAGCTTGTTTCACATTACGTTTTAGATGTTCAACCAATTCTTCTACAGTAATATGAATACCAATTGTAAATTCCTTATATGCTAGTCCACATTTAGTCAGCAAGTCTTTTGCCTGAACACAATGAACACAGTTGGGTTTTGTATATATTTGTATATTCATATTCTTATTTATATAGATTATAAAATTGCCTCTAATTCTTCATCTGTAAGGGATTCTTCAGCATCTGTCAAACCAACATCATCAGACATAATCTGTTCGTATAGATTTTCTTCTTTTTCATCTAAATCAGTGCCTTCTGATTCATTAACTATTGATGGCCAATTACCAGATTCATTAAATTTAATTAAATTTTCCCAATGAATATCATATGGTAATTCCATTCTTTGGTGTTTCTTTAACCACTTTACAATCGTTTTAGTATCAGAATTTTTAATTTCTGACCACTCATTGTATATCATTGATAGTGGTTTTATTTCTTTAGGCATCTTTTTTACTCTCCTTTTGTTTTTCTTGTTCTGCTTTATATTGTACTCCTGAGACATACTTTAGTTTCTCAACTCTGTTCTTTACACTCTTAGGCATCTTGCCTCTAAACTTAGTCGACCAATAATCTAACTCTTTTACATTGTCTTCTAAACTTTGTTGAAACAACATTCTAAAAGATTCTTCACTCATAAGACCTCCAGTCTTTTCTCATTTGTTTATAGTCTTCATCAGAACAAACTATATCTCTTGCCCTTTTGAATATTTTTGCTGATTGTGCCTTTATACTTGTCGCCCAATCTTTTTCTTGTGGTCTTACATTACCATTCTTATCATATTTTTTACCATCTTTATGGTTGGCATATCTTCTTGCCCTTGTAAAACCCATCTCTAAAAACTTTCTTGCCATATCCATACCTACAAAATCATTTTTATCTTTATATGTGTGATATAAAAATAATATTCTCGTTGCTGATATCATTGCTTCAGCAGGTGTTTTGAATCGCCAATATTTACAAATATCATCTGTGTAAGGTCGAACTAAAAGAACACCTTGTTCACCACGACCTATTCTATATCTTTTATCGTTAGGAATAAACAAAGTATTTTTATAATCTAAATCGTAATCAAACTCTTTCATTTTTTCTTTTTTTCTTTCTTTGTTTCTTCGCCATTTTCGCCTCTACCTTCACATCTATCCACAAGCTCTTTGGCAGGTGCTTTACCATCTCTTAACTTTTTCCATTGTTTAGATACCTTTAAAGATATTTTCATAACCTCTTCCTCTTCTGCCCACCACTCATCAAAACTTTTATCTTTCTCTTTCATTACTTACCTATATCTTTGATATCATCTTTACTAATAACTTGATATGCACCTTTATTATATGCAGGTGCCACAGTAAAGTTATGTTCAATTGCTTTTCTCTTTGGTGCACCATTACCCATGTGAGTAGTATTCATTGATTTGATTGCCACTGTCTTTCTTTTTTTATCTGCATTTAACATATTGATATCATTAAATGCTGTGTATTCAGATTTTGGTATCTTTTTATATCCGATAGATTTGAGATACTCGGCATGATTCTCTCTTGCTTTTTTGAGAGATGGTGTCAAGGGTAATCTCTTTCTCTTTTTAAATTTTTCTCTGATATAAAATAATGGCATTATATTTTAAGATGTTTAACTGGTTGACCTTCCCATTGTGTTTCTACTACTGAATCTTTTGTGATCAGTGGGTACTTATCCCAACCATGTTTCTCCACAAGTATTTTAATTAAATGTGTATATACATACTTTGTTTCTTTTACTGTATCATCTTTTTTACTCATTGTCAAGCCTTTCATCGTGATTAATCATTATTACTAATACGTGGATAAGTGCTGATATACCAATAAATGCTGATAAGGCAACATATATCCAATTTGTTTCGCCTACTTCATTTACCAAACCAACTGTGACAAAAAATGAAGCAAGTGATACTAAAAATAAAAATTTAATCATTATGCTGATAATCCTATTAATAATATTACCCATATAACTAGAATTTTCCAGATGGTGGATGGTTTTAATATTTTGGCAAGAAACATAGCAGATACACCTACTCTTGTTTTGCTGTCTGCATTTTTAAATGCTTTCGCACCTTGATATACAGCATAACCTGTTGCGGCCTTTTGTGCTGTGTTCATTTTATTCCATTGTTTAATCATATTCTCTCCTATCTGACTAATGCCCAACTTACCAGTTTGGCGTTGTTTTCGTCAACATATAACATGAGATCATCTAAGATAACCTCATAGTTTATATCTTCTTTATGCCTTGGTAATAATTTACTTTTGAAATATTCTACCACTTCATCAACACCAGGGAGAACTTCAAAACCATATTCTCTGTTTGGTATAAGACCATCGGCATATCTTTTGTATGATTTATTAGCAGCATCTACTAAGTTGCTTCTATACAAACTTGGTTCGTATTCATCATATTTAAATTCTGAGTAATCTAATGCGTTCATTAATGTAATAACCTTCCTTGTTCTTTCTCAAACTCTGCTTCTATCTGAGAAAATTCTTTTTCTAGTGCTTCTTCTACTTTCATAATCTCGCCCTCTAAGATGAGATACTTTTCTTGCCAACCACATTCTTTAGAACCTCTAACATGCTTGGCAACTTCAAGTAGTTTTTTGATCTTTTGTAACTGTAATATTTGTTCAATCATAGGTATACCTTATCAGATTTTACCCTTTTCGTCAAGCACTTTTTCAGAGCTGCGACAAAATGTGCCAAAATCATATTTCAACATAAAGTCTAAATTTTGACCATAATCGTTGTAATAACTATCATAACCAGGTAATTTTGTTTCAAATACGTCTCCGTAAGTGGCATAATACTCATCATCATAGATAATGGTCACTCTACTGCGAACAAAATTAGATGGTTTTACTTTATCATATTCTGCATATTTCTTGTCACAATATGATTTAATCATCTCTTTTTTCTTAGTAAGAGATTGTAATCTGTTAAAATTAAAGGGAATATTTCTGAAAACAGTCCAAGAGTTTTCAAAATAACCATCTTCAGGATCATCATAACCTCTATGATAAACCACATGAAAATTGTTAGAAGATTCTTTTTTGATAGGTGCCCATGAATCACCAGTGTCATAATAATCTAAAATCTCGTTCTCAACAACTCTTTTATCGTTTTGTCTGCGAACAGTTTTAGATGTATTTTTGATGTATTGTAATTGGTTGTGTCTTGCATTGTCTGTCAATACATCTTTTTTGGCAAGAACAGATTTCTGACTTTTTATCATGTGTCCATATTAACAGGTTATACCATGTTATCAAGCGAAAAATGCATAGCTGCGACAAAATGTGCCAACTATTTAGTCATATATTATTACTTTTTTCTTGTATTTCCGTAGTGAATGACTTCTAAATCTGGTCTGGACTCGTTAGAAAATGATCTCCAAGGATCAATAATTGTACTATCTAAAGCATAGTTATAATCATCGTAGGTCCCGTCAAAGTGTCCTAGAAGGTAAGTGTACTTCGAACCCTCTAAATCGGGTTCCACGTTCCCTTC